TCGCCCGGCGTGCCTGCCCCGCCGTCAACCGTCGGGAGCGCCTGCCCGCACTTCACCTGCACGTCAATGGTGGGTGACTCGGGGTCACTGACCAGTGAGATGCTCTCGTTGGGTGAGCGCAGTAGTTCGTTCCCGTAGACCGGCTCTGCGTCCGCGTCGCGCTTCACCTTGTGATCGTCGGCCGCTGGAATAGCGGGCAGCTTCACTACCAGGACGCCGCCGACAGTGGCCGTGGCCAGCGCCGAGCCCTCACTGTCCACGAGTTTCGTCTGCAGCGATCCGTGGCCGGTGTCGGTGGGGGAGGCTTTTACTTCGTGGTCGTCTCCTCCCGGCATGCCGTTCGCCGCTGTCAGTGAAGTTTCGATACAACTCGCCCACCCACCGCCCACGTACAGTTCAACCAGCACAGGGTCCGCGCTGCTGGTCCACGCCTGCAGCAGCACGGCTAGCCGCAGCCCGGTCCCGATCATCTGCGGGACGTCGATTTCCAGAACGCTGTGCCGAACATTCGGCTCGGAATAGTCGCCGGTGAAGTACGGATCCCCCTCTTCGACGTGCTGGCCAATCGTCGTCACCGTGGAGCCGTCGGCATCGACCTGCAGCAGCGTCACCAGCACGCCGTACCGCTCGCCCGCGGACAAGAAGGGTGCGTCGGTCCACAGGTGCAAAATCATCCTGTGTTCTGGCCACACGCCGAGCCCCGGCACGTTGACGGCCATCGCAGCCTGTGCCAGGTAGGCCGGCGTTGCCGACGTGGGGGAGGCGGTCAGGAGCCCATCGTCAGGCGCCTCCCCCACTAGCGACTGTGCAAACTCGTCCACGGCCTCGCTGCTGAGGTAATAGACCACGCGCCCCGCGGTCCCCGCAACGGCATCGCCAACGGACTGCCAAGGAGACGCCGCCGTGATTCCGTCGGCAATCCGTGAGGCTATTTCGTCGGCGATGCGGGACATGGCCAGATCACGATGTAGGCGCAGATCCAATCGCGAGGATGAAGGTCGAGGCGGTCATCCACGTCAACGTACCAATAACGGTGGGCACGATATCCGCCCCAGTCGTTCTCCAGTGGGGGATAGACACAACCAAGTGATAGTCGATCGGAGTGGCCATTACGCCATAGATTGCCCCAAACGGCATATCCCAGGTAACGCTGCCCGCTTGAGGCACTGACCCTGCGCCAATCGTGAACGAATAATTGACCCAGGACAGTTGCCACCCACCCCACCGAATAGTGCCAGCTACGGGGTCACCATTGTGATCTATCTCTAAATTCGAGGAAAACCCAAACAACGTACGTAGTGCCACATGGATCAGGGGCGGCAATGATTCAGCGAGTGCTGTTTTGATCGCGTCTGGAATCCAACTCACTCCGTAGATTTCCCAGTACGTCGTGTTGTCGGTGGCGAACCCGTTGAAGGGTGGAGTTACTTTGCACTGATACACGGTGGACACGGTAGCGCCTGCGACCTGGACAACATCTCCTTTACTGTACTGCTCGGCGGAGTTGTAGTCGGGAATGCCACGGCTGCGCAGGTAGCGCCCGAGCGTGCTAGTCTGCTTGAGAACCCAGTTCATCCACTGGTAGGGAGGAGCTGCTATCGTTGGCGTAAACCCCGCAAGCTGCTGACCATATGACGGAGTCGATATATCTCCCTCTGCGGCTCCGCTTGCCCAGGGGTTTGCATCCAAATCTGGCTGTGCAATTGACATGGCTGGTTTCCTTTACGTGAAGGCGCTGGCCCAAATTCCGCTTGTGGTGTCCCACCCAACGCCGCCCGGCGTGAGCGGAACCCCAATATTGTTGATATCGCTGAAGCTGTAGACGCCGGTATTTGGCTGCCATTGAAAATCAAGTTGTGTTCCCGAAGGCCGCGCAACCAACCCATAGAGAAGGTTGGATCTACCAGCCCGCAAGTGCAGAAGCTCCATTTGTACGTCTGTCGGCTCCTGAACGGCACCTGTCACCGGATAGATCAGCGTCACGCGCGTCGACATGTGGTTGCTATCATCGGTCAACATCGTGATGACTGAATTGCAATCCGCACCCTCCTGCATTGCGAGAGCGTTCGTCGGGTCAAAAATCCACCACAGCGACATGCGTAGACCGCCACTATTCGCCACTGCGCTGTTACGATAGATTTTGGCCTGCACAAGCTGCCAGAAGGTTGCATCGCCCAACACCGTGCCGTTCGGAAGATACTTGGTCACGCCGACTAGCTGCCCGATGATCCGCAGTTGGTCTCCGGTCGCCGGATTGTTGTTTACCGGGTAGGTGGCTCCACCGTCGGGCGTGTAGTATATGTTGTCGTTGGGGTTGAGCAGCCTCCCAACCCGTTGGACTAGGTTGTCAAGGTCCTGCCCCATCTGGTAGATGCCGGTTAGGAGCGCAACCAGCTTGGGGCTCTTGACATACTGACTGATGATACGGCCAAGCCCCTGCGTTGCTGGGTCACCGAGCTTGCCGACAAAATCAATAGTGGTGGTACTCATGAGATCTCATGCCGGGAAGGCATAGACGCCGTTGACGATAATGTCTGTTGCCAAGATGCTCGCGTACTGCAGAAACGTTAGCGGAAGATTTGTGCCGGCCGACAGCCAAGTTATCTGCTCTTCCTCGCCAAAACCATAACCAAGTTGCATTCCACCGCTCGTGAAATCAAACCCAGGAACTTTCCCAACGAAAGAGCCAAGAATGGAAGTCCACGATATCTCTCCAGCGCTGTCTCCACCCAGAGGGGTGTTCAACCGGTCGGCGGCCCATTCGCCAATTAGTGTAGCAATCTGCTGCGCACCGTCACTTGGCCATCCCGAGCGTGTTGTGTACGTCAGTTTTACCCCTACACGCTTGGCCGTCGCAATGTCGAAGCTGATGGGATGGTTTGTATTGCCTTGTTCATCTTCCGCCGTGGTATCGATGGTCCCCCCCTGGGTTCCGCAGCCACCCTTTAGGTCGTAGATTTTTTGTGCTATCTGGTGCTGGTAGTCGTCCGGCGCGCCTGCCGCCACTACCACGACAGGCCGGATGCTGTGTGGGTTGAGCGTCCCTCCTCCGGCAAAGGTCTGAATGATTCCCGTGTTGTTCTCCCAGACTGCCGCCTGTGCTACCACTCCCGTCATGTTGTTGAGCGCGGCTTCGAGCCCGTCGGCCATCCCCTGCGAGGCCAAACCAAAGGACAACGTGCGTCTGATGCGGGCGTTTGGATCTCCCTCGGTCATGTATCCAACCGTCGCAGAACTTGCCACCGCCACTGAGTCTAGCCCAGTGGTAGTGCTGAGGATTGCCATGGGCGTACCGGCAGGGCACGTCGTGGGGCCAACGACCGTACAGACTGCCCAGACGTTGCTACTTGAGCCGCCGCCTGCGATGGTGCCGCCCGGCGTGTGGGCGCCGGTACTTGGATTCAGCGTGTAGACGCTCGACCAGGTGGCGGTGCGACCGTCCGCGAGCGTGCTCTGCAGCAGCGTATTCGCCGGTATGGAGGTGCTGGGAGTGCCGGCGAACGTGACCGGCACGTAGGACGCCATCCCTTGCTGACGACGAAGACCGGCCAGCAGCAAGATGTTCGACAGGAACTGCCCGGTAGCGCCATTCGGATTCGCCAGCCCGTTGTACAAGTCGGCTACCCCACCTTCTAGATCACTGTACATTTCAGAACTTCCGCCGATGATCTGGCCTTCTGGCGACCGCGGGTCCAGGTCTGCGTCGGCCCCATAGGCAGTCAGGTAAAGCGCGTTCTGCGTCGCGATGATGTTGGCCTGTGAAACCCGGGTGTATCCCGTGGGCGTGATGGCAGCTTGGAAAAGACTCATTGGGTTGGACTCCCTACGGCCCAGGGGCCGCCATTCATGGTCACGCCGCGGGCCTGGCAGACAAGCGCGCGCGTCGTGTGGTCGAACGAAAGCGAGAACGTGGTGATGCTGTTGATCCCAGGACTCGACAGGATGGCCGCCTTGAAGACCGCCTCCGCGTATGCCGTGTCGGCGGGGAACCTCCCCATGATGGGCCGGTCGGTGGCGTTCGCATTCGGCATGTACGGGATGCCCTCCGACGCGTTCAGAAACCACTCGCCTTGCAAGAATTTCAGGGTGCAGTCAAGCGTCTGCTGAATGGCGTCGTCACCCGTCAAAAAGTTGGCCCTGCCATGCCCGCCCGTGATGTCTCGGTGGCCATCCGTGGGGTCAACGCTGAGGCGGCGACAGATGAAACTCATTTTCCAGCCACCACAGTTGAAGAACCGCAGCCGTGCGCCCCGTGGGGCATCCCGGTGAAGGCGCAAAAGTCGCTGGCGAGCACGACGCCGTTTGCCGCCCCCCCCGCGGGGACCGTAAACGGCAAAGTCTTTTTGACAAGGTCTGGCAAAGCCGGTACGGGTGGCAGTGCGGCGGACGTGTTGAGGCAGACCATCCCCCCGATGATGTTTGCGTTTCCACTTGCAGCAACCTTTACCGCTCCGGTGGCGTTGACGGTGACGTTGCCACCGTTGTCGATGCAGACCTTACTGGCGTTGCTGAGGGACCGCAATTCCACCGCCGTCGTGCTGGCGTCGGAGATTGCGCGCGGCTTGCTGCGATACCCCAGCTCGGCAAAGGCGTCCGACAGGTCGTGCGTGCGGTAGCAGGCAGGAGGCTGCACACCCCCGCGCTTCCACCATGAGTCTAGGCACTTCTCGGAAAAGTGCAGCAGGCACTCATCTCCGCGCTTCACCGGGAACGTCAGGGCGAAGTCACCACCCCCCGGGAACCCGACCGGCACGTCCACAAGCTTCGGCAGCGCCACCGGCCCCTTGTCGCGGAAGACCCGCATGATCGCCGGATACACCGTCACAGTCTGCGCACTCTGGTTGTAGCTGTCGATGATGCCGGGTATGTGTGTGTGCAGGTCGGAGCGGAGAGCATCCAGAGCAGCGTTCAGCGCGGCGTCTTCGTCATCGCACGCGGCGTCGATTTCTTGGAGCTGGGTGGTGAGGTCGTCGGTTCTCAATTCGCCCCTCCGCTTGCTGGCTGTTTCCAGTTGCGAGCAATCTCCTTGTGCCCGCTCGCGGCCGAGCCTAGATGGTATGCGCGCGTCTCATCCCCATGTGCCCGCGCTGTCTTTGCAGCCTCCAATAGCATTCGGTGCGCGTCGTAATGGTCCGCCCTCGTGTACCCGGTCGAATGGATGGTGGCATGCTGTTTTCCACGCTCGACCAGGTCTGCCGGCAAATGTTCATCGCGCTCTGGCGCCACCACTGCCTTGCCGCTTCGTGTCTGTCCGATCGTCCCGCCATTGTGTGCATTGACTCCGCCGCTGCCCCACTTACCGTCAGTGTCCCGTGGCTGGTCTGGGTCAAACGCATCGACCACCCGCTGCGCAGACTTGTTGCCCAGGCGGGCAAGACTCTTGTAGTACGCAAGACGCTCTGTTTTCATAGGAGCACGTCGTCGTCTGGAGTTGAAGAAATCGGCAGCCCCTTGATGGATGGTATCGGAGAGTCGAGCGCCACGCACATGCTCTCGCACTCCCAGTTCGGCCCGCGTGTATCGCCCGCCATCTTGACCGCGTATGTCTTATACACCCCGTCGGGGTCAGTGCGAACAGGCTTCTGTGGGCCGTGCAACTTGTGCTTCTGGCCTTCGATGGCTTTCGCCAAGTGCTTCTGCTTGATCTCGTTGTTTTGTAGCCACAGCTTGCGGGCGGGTACAATTCGCGGGTCCAGCAGCGTTCTGATCTTGATGCCCTTGTTGTTGACCTCGGGCGTGCCCAGAAGACCCGTCTCGCTCGACACTACGATGGCCTCGCCGGGCAGCACGCTGTCGACTGGGACCATGATCATCGCGCCGTTCTGGATCGACCAGTGTGCATCACTGTTGCGGGCCGCCTGGTCCATGACATCCCGGACAAGCCCCGAGTACGTACGCCCACGCGCGAAGCGTGTCTTGAGGTTCTTGCCCGCGATACGCCCCTCAGTGGTGGCGCGCATACTGGTAAAGAGCCGGTGGATCACATCGCCGTCGGTGTGACCGGCCTCAAGCGTGAAGTTCACCAGGGCGTTGCGGAAGTCCTTGTCACCGTCGCCCGCGTTGATCTCAGCGATGCGGTCTACGCCGGCCTCGCCGTAGAAGTGGGTAAAGCGAATGTTGCCGCGAAAGAACACCCGCACCTGTCCCTGATATCCGCCCTGCAAGATGACGTCGTTGTATTCGCGGCCAATCGTCTTCTCGTGCTCTTGGCTGAGACCGTATATCTTGATGAGCGCCTGGTTGGGCGTGCGGTAGATGGTCTTCGTTATCTCGAACGTCATGCGCAGCCCCGGGGAGCCGTCGGGCTGGACGTTGGAAATCAGAAGGCCGTTGTCATACCTGACGTTGCCGTCGCCGTCGTGGCCCACCAACAGTTGCAGGACGCGACCCATCTTCGGGCCGGTGTTGCCCGAGACGTAGAGGTTTGGTCCCCATTGGGTCGTAGTGGCGGTTGTCACGTGACCACCTCCCCCGGCGCCACGAATACCACAATCACGCGCGTTCCCAGGTCGTCCGGGCCGGCGTCCGTCATCTGCAGTGCGGGCTGTACGGTTGTCGCGTCTACACCCGCAATTGCCGCCTGAGTCGCCGTCAACGTCACCAGCGCAGGCGCGGCCGACGCCGACAGGTCAGTGGCGAACATCGCCCCGATGCCCAATCCGAACGGCTCCAGCAGGTCGCACCCCAGGAGGATCGGAATCCCCGCGACCAACACCTCCTCAGTCACTTTCAGTGACAGATCGAAGTACCACACGCCGTTTCGGTCGTTGTAGCTGGCGCGGAAGCCGTACTCGACGCCGTTCAGGCTACAAGAGAAGGTCTGCCAGGGGTCGGCGGTGAAGGGGATGACTTGCATATCTATGCCCCAACCTTCAACTTCCACAGCTCCGACGGAGGCCTCTTCTGTGCTGAAGTGGGATCCGGCGCGTCCTTCTTGCCCCCGTCGACCGGGGCCGCCGCCTGCCGCTTGGTCTTCTTCGGCCCGCGCTGCGGATAGACCACAGTAGCGGTCTGGGCGAAGATGACCGGAACTACTCGGATCGTC